GATAAGAACAAGCGCAAGATATATGTCAAGGAGCATTTATATAAGCCTAAGCTAACGACTTCAGAGATTGCGGTAATTAACAAGCAAGTATGCGGAGGCAATCTTATTATTGCAGATAGTGCAGAGCCAAGACTAATTGCAGAGTTGCAAAGTCAAAAGTGCAACATTCAACCAACAGAAAAAGGAGCTGGAAGTATATCCGCTGGTATTGCTTTAATGCAAGACTACGAAATTATCTTAGAACCTAACAGCTCAAACATTGCAAAGGAATTTAATAACTATATTTACTCGGATAAGAAATCAGGCTTGGTAATTGACAACTTTAACCACGCTATTGATGCTATTCGTTACAATGTCTTTTATCACTTGTCTAATCCAAGCAAAGGGCAATACTTTGTGTATTAGAGTAACAAATAAAAACTTAACTCGTTTATAAATTATGAAGGTAGAAATTACTATTCCTACGGATTTAAGCGAAGTGCCATTGGCTCGCTATCAAAAGTTTTTAAAGATTGCGGAGAACAACGAAGATTCGGAATTCTTGCATCACAAAATGATTGAAATATTTTGCGGTATAGATTTAAAGCTTGTGCCACAAATTAAATATAAGGACATATTGAATATTAATGGTATTCTGACAAGTATGTTCAATAAAGACCATAAGCTTGTAAAGACTTTTAAGCTTGGTGGCATTGAGTTTGGATTCATTCCAAATATGGAGGACATTACATCAGGGGAATATATGGACTTAGATACATATATTAACGACTGGAAAGAATTGCATAAGGCAATGGCTGTACTATATAGACCAATTAAAGCCAAGATTGGAGGCAAATATACGATTGAGCCTTACTTGGGATCGGATGCTTACTCCGATGTAATGAAGAATGCGCCGTTAGATGTTGTTTTAGGAGCAAGGGTTTTTTTTTATCATTTAGGGAACGAGTTGCTGAAAAGTACGTTGACCTATTTGGAGGGGAATCAGGAGGCAATGAGTATTCTGAACAAGCACAATTCGGGCAAAGATGGGGATGGTACTCCTCACTCTATGCTCTTGCTCAAGGCGATGTTAGAAGATTTGATGATATTACCAAGCTTTCTCTAAATCAGTGCCTTACTTGGCTAACATTTGAGAAACAAAAGAATGATTTAGAAGCTAAAATGATTAATAAGCAATTAAAATGAATGGATACTATTATTTAGTCAATAGGCTAAAGACTTACTTGGAAGCTACTGGATTTATTAATTCAGTTTCTATTGGAGATATTTACGACATTGACTTAAATAAGCAAACGATATTTCCTTTAACTCATATAATTGTAAACAACGCTACTCCTGATGAGCAAACTCTTTCATTTAATTTGTCCATTCTTTTTATGGATATTGTAGACGAAAGCAAGTCAGAAACTACTTCTTTATTTGAAGGCAATGATAATACTCACGATGTATTAAATACTCAATTATCAATCGGGAATAGATTGTATTTAGATTTAATTCGTGGGGAGCTATTTGATGAATTGGTGCAAATAACTGGCACTCCTTCATTCGAGCCATTTGTTGATAGATTTGAAAATAAGATTGCTGGATGGACATTAACTTTTGATGTGAGCATTCCTCAAGATATGACCATTTGCTAATGAAATTAAAAAATACTTATGCGCTTGTAAAGAAGTATCGGGATTATGTAGTGCAACAATCCAAGTCAAATTTGACAAGGACAAAGCATAACAATACGAAGTCTTTATACAACTCAATTAAAGGCGATATTTTAATTGAAGATAAGTATGCTGTTGTAGGCTTTAGGATGAATGACTACGGTCAATACTTAGACCAAGGAGTTAAAGGAAATACAAGCGGAAATAAAGCTCCAAAGGCGGAAGCGGGGGATTAACGAAAGGAATTAATAAGTGGGTTAAGCAAAGAGGCATTCAATTTAGAGATAAAAAGACTGGAAAGTTTTTGAGCTATGATTCTACAGCTTTCCTAATTACTCGAAGCATTTGGCATAAAGGATTAGAATCTACTTTATTTTTTACCAAGCCATTTCAAGCTGGATATAAAAAGTATATAGAGAATGATATGATTAACTCCTTTGCAGCAGATGTTGATACTTTAGTGGATTATAATTTAACGAATACGAAATGATAATTAATGCAAGAAGCCCATACTTTATTTTAATAGATGAAAGTGGGCAAGTAGGTAGTAAAATTGAGCTATTCATTTGGAATGCTCCAGCTTCAGTGCCAGCTTCAGCTACTTATACTTTAAGTAAGCGAAATGCTTCAGCTACTCAAACTGAAAACAGCTACAATATTTCTTCTTTCATTCGTGAATATATTGACAACATAGCTCCAACTGAATCGAATAATTCAATGTGGTGCAATGTAAGAGTTAAGCGATACAAGGAAACGACTTATGGATCGTACACTTTGGTAGATACTACCGACTATGTTGGAGTAAATGGATATACAAAGTATTTAGATGGATATAATTCTACTGATGCTTCAAATGCTTTTGTAGTTCTTGCAGATACAGCAAAGGAAATTCAATATACATTAGGTAATATTCCATTTGTAAATGTTGTGGTTAATACTGCTTTAGGGGATAAGGTAGACATTAGCTATAAAGATTTGAATGGAAGAAATGAGGTATTAACTATTCTGATTAATACTTCTGATGCAGCTACAAAAAATATGCTATCTATTCCATTTAGCACTTCTTCAGTTAAATATAAAAATGGAAATACATTAACTATTCGATATTGGTCAGGTGGAGTTGTAGTTTCTACTAAAACATTTAGAGTTACTCCAGTTTGTGAAGTAAAATATACTCCAGTAGTTTGCTCATTTGTAAATCGTTTTGGTGGTTGGCAATTCTTAAGCTTCTTTAAGGCTCAAACTAATTCAATCAGTACGGAATCGACAACTTACAAAATGATGCCCGATGCGATTGATTATAATACCAATAGACCACAAAGCACTTCGTTTAATATTAATGGAAGTCAATCGGTAGTATTAAACACTGGATGGGTTAATGAGAATTATTCAGATTTAATCCAAGACTTGATTTTAGCTGAAACAATTTTACTTGATGGCAAGCCAGTAGAATGCAAAACAACAAGCACAAGTTTAAAGACTGCGCTTATGGATCGTAACATTAATTATACGATGGAATTTGAATATGCTTATAACTTAATTAACAATGTAATTTAATGGTAATAGTTGGAGTATATATTTATGTTGATGGAGTTGCTAAAAGACTTGAGCTTTTCAAGGATGAAACAATTAGCATCACAAGTTCAATCCAAGATGTAAATGATATTGGCAAGGTCTTTACTGATTTTAGTCAATCATTTACCGTTCCAGCTTCAGATGTTAATAACTCTATTTTTAAGCATTGGTACGAAAATTCAATTGATAATGGATTTGATTCAAGAAAAAGAGTTGATGCCTATATTGAGCTTGATACTATACCATTCCGAAAAGGTAAGGTGCAATTAGAAAAAGCGCAATACAAAAACGGAGTAATTGACAATTACCAAATTACTTTTATAGGTAGCTTGATTAGCCTAAAAGATGCGTTTGCTGGCAAGCAATTAAAAGACATAGACTTTAGTTCTTACGATTTTGCTTATAGCGGAACGATAGTAAAAACTCGTGTAACTACTTTAGCAAATCTTGATATTAAATTCCCTTTAATTAGCTCGAAGAATGTTTGGCAATATGGCGGAGGCGGAGCTGCTGTAAGCAATTGGGATATATCAAATACAGCTACACCAATTTATACTTCGGATTTATTCCCCGCAATGAAAGTTGCGAGTATCTTTGATGCTATTGCTAATGATTTAGGCTTAACATTTCAAGGCAATTTCTTAACTGATTCAAGATTTACTCGTGCTTTCTTATGGTTAAAAAATACTGACTTATTCGAGCAAAAGTTTAGAGTTACAAAAATTAACTTCCAAACTAATACTTCGACTACTGGAACTCAAGGAATGTTCAATGTACTAACGGATACATTGACATATACAAAGCCAATAGCGCCAGCTTATTTAAGTCAAAGCCATATTACTTTTACGTTTACTTCTTCGGGTACTCCATTTACTTTTTACGTTTATCGTAACGGAATTAAATTAAGTGAGCAAAGCTATGTTACACAAACTTCGCCAATGTATATCGAAGCTCCTCTTGGCGAATCAGGAGCTTACACATTTCATATATCTGCTACTTCTCCAGTAACTTATACTTCGGTTTATTACTTTGAAACAAAAGTAGGAAGCACAATAACAAGCGATGTAACGGTAACACAAAGCACAAGTCAAACTACGGAAACGATTTTAAATATCGCTTCTTATATGCCCGATATGAGCTTGGAAGAATTCTTTATGGGAATTCTAAAAATGTTTAATCTTACTTGCTATTCGGTTGAGGATTCGATATTTAAAATTGAGCAAATTGAATCTTGGTATAATGCGGGACAAATTAAAGACATTTCTAAGTACATTGTAGCTGACGAAATTAACATTGCAAGACAAAAGGCTTACAAGCAGATTAAATTCAATTACGAGCCAAGCGAAAGCTTTATGAATAAGCAATATTTATCTATTGCTAATCACGAATATGGGGACTTGAATTACGAGTTGGATAGCGATGGCGAAGAATACAAGATTGAAGTACCATTTGAAAACCTATTATTCCAAAAGTTTACAGGTACTGACTTGCAAGTTGGCTATTCTTTAAAAGTAGGTTTTGATAATTACATACCAAAGCCAGTAATTTTGTATGAATATGGATCGTTGATTTCTACTTCGTTTAAGATTAATGACGGATCGACTACAACGACAGCGTTAGCTTACAATGTATTTGGGCAAGACACTAATATTTCAAGCGTTAATTGGTCAATAAATTTTGGAGCTGAACAATCAAGCTTTACAAATTTTATTGAAACTAATACTTTGTATGCTAATTACTACGATGATTACATTACAAATATCTTTAGCGTAAAAGCTCGAATTGTAAGCATTAAGGCGATTATGCCAATTCCTTTTTTAACTGCCTTAAACTTAAACGATAGGCTTGTAATAAGGGATAAGCGTTATACTATTAACTCATATACTACCGATTTAACTACTGGAGAGGTAAGTCTTGAGTTAATTAATGATTTTAGAGTTGATACGGAAGCTCCTCCAGTTCCTACGACTGAATGGTATGAACTTTACAATTGTGAAGATGCTTCAGTTGCTTATTCAGAGGAATATACAATTGGCGATTTTGTAATTGATGAACGAGTTACAAATGGCGCAGATACTTATACAATTAGTTCGGTATTAACAAGCGAGCCAAGTGGCACTTTATTAGCCATTACAACAACTGGAGAATCAGGTTGCCCAACAATTACAAACGAATCAATTACATACTACACTTTATACTAATAAAATGGCATTCACTTCACTTTCAGATGCAAGGACAAAATTAACGAATCTTGACCAAGATGTCAATTCTGCTATTTTATATGCAAACAATAGCTTGTTGGATTCAACTACAACATTCTACACGGATGTAGAGAAAACTAATTTAGCTCCAGCGGGTAATTATGTAATACCTACTCCACAATTTAAATCCTACTATGTTACATTAAATAGTAGCGGTAAGATTGTTGGAACAGCTCAAGAGCTTCTTGAATCAACTACCGATGTAAGTTGGGTTGATGATTCGATTATTCAATATCCACAAGGTATTCAGGTTTCAAATAACTACTTTGGAAACTGGTGGTGGGGAACTGATATGTCGCTTGATTCAAGCAATAGATTAACTGATGCACTTTGGACACAAAAGCCAAACGAATCTGATGTCAAAAAATGGCAAGTAGAATATGGGGAATATCGCACTGATGCTTTGACAAACATTGATTTGTCAGATATGAAAGGATATGACCTTAAAGTTACTATTGGTAAATGGGGAACAAATAATTATGATGGAACAATTATTGCTGGTTTCGAAGTTGACAATTTTACTTTCCCTATTGTACATATTGCTGCTGATAGGAATAGAGCTACTGTTGTTGGTGATTTGAAGTATTATTTTAGACCTGATTATTTCTTTCCAAAAGAAGATTTCAATCATATTAGTTACTTTAGAAGATTTCCTAATACATTGCCAATTTTAGATAAGAATGGGAATCAAAAGGATTTCATTTCAGTATTAAATCCAATCCTTGATTGTGTAGTTAAAGATTCAGGAACATTTAATAGTGTTTCAAGACAATGGAGAACTTCAACAAGAAATAACAAAGGATACACCTATTCTCCAATGTTACGCTTGAAGAATTTCGTTGATGGTGCGCCAAGTAATTCCGATTACTTTATGGAGAAAGATTTAGATCCAACAAGAGATTCTAATAATATTTTCCAATTTGTACCAATAAATAAGCGACACGTTTTTGATGGAGATTCTTGGATAAAATCAGCAAGCGGACACGTTAGAGGAATAACTCCTAACTTTAATAATCCTACTGATGTAAGCTATATATGTGCTTTACTTGAATCGTTGGCTGTATTACCTGATGATAGAGCAGATTGGCGGTATTCAGTTTATGGTGTTGGCTCAAAAACTTATTCAGAAATTAATCCTTACGAATGGACATTAGTGCCTTATGAGGGAAGCTATAATTATACAGCTCCAGCAACTTTATTCTTAAATTTCTTTAATCCTAATGGAACAACTGATAGACCAATAAATCGTTCTACTGGAATTAATTTACAATTCGACTTTGAATATGTTGCTGGGTTTGGTAGAGATAGTGCTACGATTGGATCGGTTTACAAAGATATTTACAATAACTGCAAAGCTTATTCTATTGCTCAAGATTGGGTGTCAGATGGTGGAGTATATCCTCGTTTAAGTAATTATGCAGAGGGAATTTACCAAAGAGGATTTCAAGGAAGCAGCGGAAATGGTTTTATTGATGTTGTTGACCATACTATTGCAGAAGTAAAAGCAACTGCTCTTTATGATGATTACAAGAACTACTATTTATTAGGTACTAAAAGTAAATCAGCTGTTTATTACCATCGTTTTTATGAGGCTGCGATTGAAGTTTACGATTCATTTTATGTAGCTAATTATGTAAATATGGGTAGACCAAACTGGTTACTTTATGCTTTTGTTCATAACTACGATATGACAAGAAAATTACTTGTTGATATGATAGGAGCAGAAGCTGCGAAAGCTAAAAAAGTAATGGGTTATTTTTGGGCATTGCAAGAGCCAAATAAAGCCGACTTTTACTTTGCTCGTACTGGAGTTCAAAATGGCTCAATGTTAGGATATAGACCAAGTGTTGCACCATCAATGAATCAATCGCTTGCAGTTTGGAGCTTTGCTTATGGTGATGGACTTTACTTATGGTCACCATCTCCTATGCCTATTGGTGGCGAGTATAATCACGATAGATATGATAATAGCAATCCTTTAATATATTATTGGGGAGATATTTCAATTGCAGATAATGGACTTTATGATTGGTTTCATATTGGATATTGGCAAGTAATGCAGAATAGAGATATTGTAGGAGCAAGCACAAGCTGGTTAAAACCACAAATATATTGGGATGGAGCTTGGACTTCAGACAGCGATGCTAATTGCTCAAACATTCCAGTAATGCTTTGTCAAGCTAAAGCTCCAATATCAGCTTATAAAGTTTCAGCTGATGGAACGGAAGCGTTGCTAATTATTACAAATCCATTTAATAATGGTTATACTAAAGCAACACATCAAATAAGATTGCCTCATATTTCAGGAATTCCTACTTATAACGTTGATACTTGGGGACAATATACATCTGTAATTAGAATAACGCTATGATAAAAAAGATACTTGATTTACTTATTGCTTTAGACCATTTTGGACAATCGGAAGTAATAGAAATTGCCAAAGGCAAGTATGAATTGCCTAACACATTTAAAAAAGGATACAAGCAAATTAAAAGACAAATAAAATGGCAAAAACAGTAGAGGTAGACTTACAAGTTAATAGCAATTTAGAAGGCTCTATTGCGCAATTAAAAGCATTAAAAAAACAATTAAAAGATACTGCGGCTGGATCGGAGGAGTTTAAGCAGATATTTAACCAAATTGACGATTTAGAAGATAAGATTAAATCTTCGAGAGCCGCTTCTTCTGATTGGATTGATACATTAGAAAACGCTGGCGGACCGTTAGGAATGCTTGGTACTGCAATCAATAAAGCTAAAGTTGCAACTCAATCATTTAGTGGAGCATTAAAGGCTTCAGGAATTGGCTTACTTGTATCATTAGTAGGTGGTTTAGTTGCTGCATTTAACAACTCTTCGGAAGCAACTAAAAAGCTTCAGCCATTGCTTATTGGAATGGAAAGAATCTTCAATGGTATTTACGCTATTGTTGAGCCTTTGTTCAATTTAATGGTTGACCTTGCTACAAAAGCTTTGCCATATGTTAGCGATGCTTTTGCGGTAGTTTACTCTTCTGTTTCAGCGGTAGTTCAATCGTTAGGAAGTTTAGGTAGTGCAGTTTATAAATTTGTTACGGGAGATTTTGCGGGTGCTTGGGAATCTGCTAAATCAAGCGTTAGCGATTTTAGCAAGAACTATAACGAATCAATTACAAGGTTTGAGGAAGGAACAAAACGACTTACTAAAACTGAAAAGGAAAATGCGGATAAGCGAGTTGCTATTAAGAAAGAGGAGGTTAAGCAACAAGAGGATTTAAACGCAAAGCAATATCGTGATGCACAAGACCAGTACGAAAACTACCTAAATGGATTGGCGGATTTAGAGCAACGCTATAATGACGAAATCCAAGACATGAAAGCCAACAACGACCAAAAGGCTTTGGATTTATGGTACGAAAGAAGAGCAAAAGAAATAGATGCGATTACTCAAGACTTAGGAGAGAAAAATAATCTATACGCTCAACTTGAACAAGAAAGGGTAATTAAACAAGCTCAAGTAGACCAAATAGCTTTTGAAACTCGTAAAGATTTGCAATTAAAATATGTTGATGTAATGATGTCAGCGGGAAGACTATTGCAACAAGTAGCTGGCGAAAACAAAGACTTAGCTATTGCAGGTATTATATTAGACCAAGCGGCGGCTGTTGCTTCGATTGCTATTAATACACAAAAGAATGCAGCTAAAGCGGGTTACTTTTCTCCTACCGGTATTGCTGAATTAGCAGCGGGTGCAGTTGGTATTGCCTCCGCAATTATGTCAGCAAAGCAAGGTAGTGGATCAGGGGGCGGAATGGTTGCACCTCCAGCACCAAAATTCAACGTAGTAGGAGCAAGCGGAATTAACCAAGTAGCACAATCAATAGGAAATCAATCAAACCAGCCTATAAAAGCTTATGTGGTTTCAAAGGATGTAACAACAGCGCAAAGCCTTGATAGGAATATCATTAGCTCTGCCTCTATGTAGTGAAAATAAAACAATCAAATTTTAAATCGTTTATACAATATGTTACGAATCGTGGAATTAATTATTGATAAAGATACTGATGGCATTGATGCCGTTTCCCTTGTCGACTTTCCCGCAATAGAGAGCAACTTTGTCGCTTTGAATAAAGAATACGAAGTTAAGCTTGCCGAAGTAGATGCGGAGAAACGGATATTGATGGGTGCGGCATTAATACCAAACAAGCAGATTTATCGTAAGTATGGAAAGGATGAGTTTTATGTATTCTTCTCAAAGGATACGGTAAAGCAAGCATCCGAATTATTCCTTAAAAATGGTAATCAGTCAAACGCTACCTTGCAACATAATAGCAAGATTGATGGGATGACGGTAGTAGAGTCTTGGATTATTGATGATACTGAAAATGATAAGTCTAATGCCTATGGCTTTTCTTTGCCTGAAGGTACTTGGATGATTTCAATGAAAGCGGATAATGACGAGGTTTGGCAAGATGTTAAGGATGGCAAAGTTAAAGGCTTTTCAATCGAAGGGTATTTTGCTGATAAATTAGAAATGGCTAAAGAAGAAGAAATTGTTAGACAAATTATTGACATACTTAAAGATGGCGAAGAATAAAACTACATCTCCACAAGGAGGTAATCGTGCTTGCTTATGCGAGGATGGAACATATTCAAAAGATTGTTGCAAAGGGGAGATTATTAATCAAGGCATTGGATCGTTAGTTGAGCAAGTAGCTCCTTCTAATGTTGTTAATACAAATGCTCCAAGAACTATTGTAAGTGTAAATTAATCAATTAAATAAATAAGTATGAACTACAAAAACAAGTTAAACCAAATCAAAGCGTTGCTTTCATTAGAGGTTAAGCTTGCGCAAATGAAGCTTGAGGATGGCATTACCATTATCGAAGCGGAATCATTTGAGCCTGACTTCTCTGTTGGAATCGTAACTGCTGATGGTATTGTACCTATGCCAGTGGGCGAGTACAAGTTGGAAGATGGAAGCATCTTGGTTGTTGCGGTTGAAGGCATTATTGCTGAAATCAAACAAGAGGAAGCTGAAGCGGAAGTTGAAGTTGAAGTTGAGGTAGCTCCTGAAGAGGTTGTTGAGCCTATGATGGAAGCAGAGCCATCTGCCCCTTCTCCTAAGCGCATCGTTGAATCAGTATCGAAAGAAACATTCTTCGAAGCACAAATTGAAGCATTGCGCAATCAATTAGAAGAAATC